CCTCAGACATTCGGCAAGATGAAGAGTAAAGACTTCGCATATGTGGCCACCTTCTTCGCGCTCATGGCGGTGGCCTTCACCTTCGTATGGATCCTCGCAAATGGCTGACGCATACAAGGCAATCTTCACTTGCCCGGCATTGAAGGAGCGCAGGGTCTGGTGGGTATCCTCCAGGACCGAAGCCAAGAAGCACCTGTTCGCTCACGTCAACAGTAGGAACCACAGGAAGGTGGCCTACCGGGACAACGAGTGGGACTTCAAGGTTCGGCCCATATTTGCAAGTGGCAGCGACTCCGGCTGCGATTACTCAACGTTCGAATAGATGCCCATCCCCAAGCCCCAGCCCAACGAAAAGCAGGAGGACTTCATGTCCCGTTGCATGGCAGACTACACTATGAGAGCCGAGTTCCCCGATGAGGTACAGCGCCTCGCCGTGTGCATTCAACAGGTGAAGGATGCCTGACAGCATCGGACACACCAAAAAGGCGTTGGTTGAAGCCCTGGAGAAATCGCTCGGGGTGGTATCGACCGCGTGCAAGGCTGCGGGCATATCGAGGGACACCCACTACCGATGGCTCAAAGAGGATCCGGAGTACAAGGCCCAGGTCGAGGAGCTGTCAGAGGTGGCCGTCGACTTCGCTGAATCCCATCTCCACAAGCTCATCAAGGACGGCAACCCAGCCGCCACCATCTTCTTCCTGAAGACCAAGGGCAAGAACCGGGGGTATGTGGAGCGGCAGGAGATTGCCGTGGCAGAGAAGAAGCCCCTCTCGTGGTTCACCGATGAGAACGCGGACGTTGCGTGATTGACCTTTGCCACGTTGACTGCATGGAGTACCTCGCCACCTGCGAGGAAAACGCCTTCGAGCTTGCCATCGTAGACCCGCCGTATGGGATAGGGAACTGGGTTCAAACCAGCGGCAATGTTCGCGGTGATGCAGTCGATTGGAATGATGCGCCGCCAACAGTTGAATGGTTCAAAGAGTTGCAAAGGGTAGCACGCCGGCGCATTATCTGGGGCAGCAATTACTACCCTTGGGTTGACGGCAACGGCGCGTCCATTGTTTGGAATAAACGAATGCCCCGTGAGTCCAATATGAGCGTGTGCGAAATCGCCAGCTACTCAGAGAACAAGCGGGTCGATTATGTTGACTTGACGTGGCAGAACGTAAACAGAGGAGAGGCCATGATCCATCCATGTCAGAAACCCGTCAAGCTATACGAGTGGCTCCTGATGAATTACGCCAAAGAGGGCGACCGAATTCTTGACACCCACCTGGGCAGCGGCTCCATTGCCATCGCTTGCCACAACCTTGGCTTCGACCTTGTGGGGTGTGAGCTAGACCCGGACTACTACGCTGCCGCTTGTGAACGACTCGACAAGCACCAGAAGCAACTCCGGATTTTTTGAAGCAACCCGCCACCTACTACCACGTCAAGGGGTGCAGCTCCCGTGTCCAAGTACACCAGGGCGGCACGCGATCGGGTAAGACCTACTCCATCCTCCAGAGCTTGGTGGAGCTCTGCTACAAGAACGAGAACAGCGGCGCCGTCATCACCATAGCCCGGAAGACATTCCCCGCGCTGAGGGCGACGGCCATGCGGGACTTCTTCGAGATTCTCGAACGGGAGGACTTGTACAACCCCGACCAGCACAATAAGAGCGAGGCCAACTACCTGCTCATGGGGAACCTCGTGGAGTTCATCAGCGTGGACCAACCCCAAAAGGTCAGGGGCCGCAAGCGGGACATCCTGTTCATCAACGAGGCCAACGAGCTGAGCTTGGAGGATTGGCGGCAACTGCTCCTCAGGACCACGGGCAAGGTCATCATCGACTTCAACCCTTCCGACGAATACCACTGGATCTACGAGCAGGTCATCCCCCGGGAGGATTCGTCCTTCTTCCGCACCACATACAAGGACAACCCTTTTCTCGATCCTGCCACCATCGCGGAGATTGAGCGCCTCAAGGATGCAGATCCGAACTACTGGCGCATCTACGGTCTCGGGGAGCGTGGCGTGAATCAGGCCGCCGTCTTCACTTGGGAGGTGGGGGAGATAGCTGGGAAGCGCATCGGGACCGGCCTCGACTTTGGATTCACCAACGACCCCACCGCCGTCATCGACGTCTACCAGGACGGCCACACCCTCATCCTCCACGAGCGGCTCTACTCCACCGGACTCACCAACCCCGACATCGCCGAGGAGCTGGAGAAGCTCGACTGTCAAACCATCATCGCGGACTCCGCCGAGCCCAAGTCCATCGAGGAGCTGTTCCGCCTGGGGCACAACGTGAAGCCCGCACGCAAGGGTCCGGACTCCGTGAGGCAGGGGATCGACATCATGCGCCGCCACAAGCTGCTGGTCACTGCGGAGAGCACCAACCTACAGAAGGAACTCAGGGCGTACCGATGGGAGCAGGACAAGAACGGGCGCAACCTCAACAGGCCCGTCGACAAGGACAACCACGGGATCGACGCGGTCCGGTACGTCTGCCTCAACCTGCTCACCACCCACCGGCGCGGGGTGTACCACTTGGCATGAAGGCAAAAAAAAGTTGTGTATTTGTTTGGTGGATTGATTTCTTGCCCTATCTTTGAGACATCAAACAACGCAAAACAAAGCAACCATGAACAACAACAGCCTCCCCACCAGCATGATTCAAGACATGATTCTCGGGCTGGTTAAGTCTTCCGGCGATTTTCGTCACGGCATGAGCCTCGGCTCTAAAGGCTCGGAGGATCTTCAGACGTTGATGAACCAACTCAAGGGGCGCATGGACGAGCAGAGCTATAACAACTTTGTCACGCGCTTAGATCAAATCTGATGAACGAACCCGAATGGTGGGACGAGTGCATGCAGCACGAGCCCCCAATATCAAATTGGCTAATACGCAAAGCATGAAAGACTTCCTCCGCTCCCTTTGGATCATCGGGCTCTTCCTTCTGCCCTCCATCCTCCTCCAGCTGCTCTAAGCAACAGGCCCTCCGGGGCCTTTTTTTATGGGCCAACGTTTCGTCTATTTACAGACGTGAAGAAGACCATCACAATCCCCGAGGACTTGTACGATGTCAGCATCGACCAATACAGGCGCGTCCAAGCCATCCCCGAAGGTGACGAGCTGCGGCAGGTGGTGGAGACCATCTCCATCATGTGCCACCTCACCACCGAGGAAATCATGGGCATGGAGAAGAAGGACATCCTTCACATCGGGGGCGTCTTGGGTGGCATCATCGACAAGTATGACGAGGAGTACCCCCTGAAGCGCATCGTGGAGTTGGACCAGCGGTATGGCTTCCACCCCAACCTCTCCCGGATCACGCTCGCCGAGTTCGCCGACATCGAAACCCTCTGCAAGGATTCCCTGGACAAGCACCTGCCCCAGGTAATGGGCATCCTCTACCGTCCTATCGTGGAGGAACACGGGGAATTCTACCGGATCGAAGACTACGACGGGGAGGACCGCTCGGAATACTTCAAGGAGATGAAGATGGCCCACGCCCTGGGTGCCGCCGCTTTTTTTTTGCGTACCGGAAGGGCATTAGCCATCGCTTTGGACAGCTTTTCACTGGCGGTGAAGGATCCAAGCTATCCGAGAAATACGGATGGTTCGCCACGTTTGTACATCTCGCAGGGGAGGACATTACTAAACTACCGGCGATCGAAAGGACTCACCTCGAAACGGCCCTGGCATGGCTCGCCTACGAACAAGACCGCGCCCTCCTCGAAAAGCAAAAAATGAACCTATGAGAACCGTCAACCAAATCCTCGACGAGCTTGAGACCATCGCCCTGGAGCACCGCTTCATCAACTCCTTCAAACAGGGGGAGCTCTCCGAGGTGGACATCCAGAAGCTCGCCGGCGACAAGTACCCCCTCTGCTACGCCGACATCTCCTCGGCCACCATCGACCGGGGCATCCTTACCTATCAGTTGGACATCATCGTGGCCGAGTTGATTCTCCCGGGACAGACCGACGCACAGGAGCAGTATTCCGATACCCTGCGGACGTTGCTCGACATCGTGACCCAATACGCCCAAGTGCTGAGCGCCCAGAGCGACGTGGACCGCGACGTGCGGATTGAGCTGCCCGTTGACTGTGAGCCATTCACGGCACGCTTCGACAACCTGCTCACGGGGTGGGTGGGGTCCGTCTCTCTCCAGACCTCCAACAAGCTGGACCTCTGCGGAGCGGCCTTCGCATAAAGACAAAAAAAAGTTGCGGGAATGTTTGGTGGACTGGATTTCGTGCGTATCTTTACACCATCAGAAACGCACAAAACAAAGCAACCATGAACAACGTCACCACCTCCCGCATCTACTCCGGCGCATACACCATCAACGTCGAAACCGCTGAGGGCAACACCTTCCGCTTCCGCTTGGAGAATGTCAAGGGCATGACCGACACTTCTGACGGCCTTATCTGGAACATTACCGAACAGAACGACAAAGTTGATTTGTGTTGCGCTGCGTGGTGGCAGACGAAGCGGGAGGCCGTAAACTTTCTGAAGCGATGCCGCTTGGAGGACAATCTGGTCAAGGACAACGCCTACGGCTATGATTACTGAGCCGGAATGGTGGGACGAGGTTCTGGAGAACCACCCGCCCCAATCAAATTGGTTGCTTCAATAAAGATGCCCCGCTTAGGCGGGGCTTTCTATTTTAGAGCGTGAAGGACTATATCACCATAGACGGGCAGCGGGTGCCTATGACTAACTCCATGAAGGAGCTTGGGAAGATTGGCAAGGAGGTACGACGCCGCGCCCGCATCAGCCTAAAGAGCCGGGGTAAGGTAGTGACGGGCAAGCTGTACAACTCCATACGCTACGAGCAGAGCGTGGCCCGCAATGAGAAGAGCCTAGACCTAAAGTTCTCCTTCCCCGGTGCCGAGTATGCCGGCTTCGTGGATGAGGGGGTCCGGGGTGCCATGTCCTCAGCCAAGGCCCCGCGCTCGCCGTTCCGCTTCGGTTCGGGGTCAGGACCTCGTGGCGGACTCCGTGGATCCATCGACAAGTGGGTGGTGAAGAAGGGCATCGCGCCCCGCGGCCCTGGGGG